GTACAACAGAAGATAGGGTTATTGGGACAACAGCAGCTTACCTTGCTTGATGAACTAACCGCTAAGGTGTTTGAATCCACCTTGGAAACAACCCTTTCTGAATTGCTGCCGAAGGATGCAAACTATAACCTAATAGCGGGTTCCATTGAGAAGCAAAACCTTGATATAGCATGGAGTGGAAAGAATTATTCTGATAGGGTTTGGACTAATACCAATACCTTAGCCGCTAATCTGGAAAAGCAGATAAGCGATATGATTGTATTGGGTAAAGCACCTGATGCAGTTAAGAAAGAAATAATGAATACTCTTTCTGTTGGCTACAATGAAGCTGATAGACTTATCAGAACAGAAGCAAGCCATGCATATAATACTGCCGCGCTAAAGTCATATCAAGCAGCAGGGGTAAAGCAAATACAATACATAGCAGATAAGGATGATAGGACTTGTAGTAAATGCGGTGGTTATGCCGCTGTTAAGTTCTATGAATTAGGCGCGCAACCTATCCTTCCTGCACATCCAAGATGCAGATGTTGCTATGCACCTGTAGTAGAACTAAAACCACAAGTAAAGGCGTAAGCCTTTTTTTATTGTCTTTCTTAGGGGGCAGACACAAAAGAACCAACTAAATAAGCAAAAAGGGATGCGCAATAGGCGCATAACTTAGGAGGATTAACCATGGAAGAACAAATGAATCTCAATACCGAGCCTAATGAGCAAGCAGAACAAACAGAAGTTAAGACTTATACCGCAGAGGAAGTACAGGCAATGCTTCAAGCAGAAGCAGATAAGCGCGTTACTAAGGCACTTAGTAAGCAGAAGAAGGAATATGAAAAGAAACTATCCTTATCTTCACTTGATGAACAGCAAAGAGCGCAAGCAGAAAAGGATATGAAGATTCAAGAACTTCAAGAGCAGCTAAAAACCTTCCAAGTGCTACAAAACAAAAGCGAAGTAATGAAAACCTTAGCGGGTAGAGGACTAAACCCTTCCTTTGCTGATTTGATTGAGGTAGGCGAAGATATTGAGGAAGCGCAAGCGCGCATTGAATCACTTGATAAGTTGTTTAAGGCCGCAGTAGCGGAAGAAGTCAAGAAACGCCTTTCAACTGGTACACCTAAAGCGGGTACAGGGGCAAGCGGTGAGATTACCAAGGAACAATTCATTAAGTTATCACTGGCAGAACAAAACAAAATTTATACAACCAATCCAGAACTTTATAAAAAGCTGGTTGGTAATTGATTTATAGGAGTGAACTATTATGGCTAATGTCGTTTATGACAACTTTGTATTGGAAACCCGTTTGAATCAACAGCTTGATACAAAATTAGAGATGCTTAATTTTGTTACTGTTGATAGCACTTTGGAACAAGAAGCAGGAATGATTAAAAAGGTGCAAGTCTATTCTGCTTCAAACATGGGCGCAGAAGAAGTAGCAGAGGGCGAAGGAAACACTAAGGCTATTGAATTAGCTTTTACTGAAAAATCCTATGAAGTGAAAACTTCACAAGACAGATTCATTTACAGTGATGAACAAGCAATGCGCGAACCTTCTGTAGTTGATAAGGGTATTAGTAAGTTGGCTGAAAGCCTTCGCAACAAAATTTCAGCAGATATTTATAAGGAGTTCTACAACGCTACCTTATATGAAACCATTCCAGCTTCCAACCCCAACTATTTTACTGTTTTTGTTTCTGCTATCGCTAAGATGCAGAAAGAAGATATGGATGCAACTATTTTTGCTTTGGTTAATTCCAATACGCAAGCAAAGTTGCAGATTGCACTTGGCGATACTTTGAAGTATGTTGAAGCATTTGCAAGAACTGGTTATATCGGTTCTATTGCTGGTGTTCCTCTTTATACTTGCAATTCACCAGATTTGAAGGATGATAATATTATTATTGCTACCAAGTCTGCTGTTAAGTATTTCCGCAAAAAGAATGCAACTACACCTATTGAACGTGTTGAGAATACCCGTACAAATACTATTTTTGGGCGTTTGGTTGGCCTTGCTGCTTTTGAGAACGCTAAAGAATGCGTTATTTGCGCGCCTGCTATGGCATCTGCTGCTACTGTAACCACTTATACCGCCGGAGCAAAAACTATTGCTGGTGCTGCTGTTACTGGTGCTACTGTTGTGGCATATGTGAATGGCGTTAAGGCAGGTGAAGCAACTGCTGCTGCTGGTGCTTACAGTATTACTGCTGCTGCTAACCTTGTTCAAGGTGATGCTGTTAAGGTAGTTGTAACACTAAAGGGCTTTGTTCCTGAAACTGTTGAAAAGACAGTAGCCTAACATTATTAGGGAAGGGGCGCATAACCCCTTCCCTTTCCTTTGGGGGAAGTAACTATGGAAATGATTGATAAAGTGAAACTATTGCTTGGGCTTACCGACAATTCCAAAGATTCATTGCTTACCCTGTTCATTGAACAGGCGCAGCAAGAATTTAAGGACTATTGCCGCAGGGAAGATATTCCCGCTGCCGCAAGCCAAGTAATAATTGATTTGGTTATATTGCGATATAACCGCCAAGGCGCAGAAGGGTTAGCGGGGCAATCTTTTAGCGGAGTGCGTGAAGATTACCTTGATGGATACCCAAAGAGCCTTGAAGCAGCCATGGGCCGCTATCGCAAGGTTAGATTCTTATGATTCATAAAATGAAGAACTATGAAGTTCTTTCCCCTTCCATTGTTCCAGATAGGGACGGTGAGGAAGTACAGAATTTAGCGGCAGCGGGTTCTGTTTCCATGTTCATTAGCCTTTCATCTGGTAACACAAACCTACAGAATAACGTGAAAACAGTTAATGCTTCCCATATCGGCATAACACCTTCCAAGCAGCTAAAAGAAGGATTTATTATTTTATCAGGTGACGAACGTTATAAGGTTGACTATGTAAACAATGCGCCGAAGCTATCAGTTATTTATCTTATTGAGGTAGCAAGTTATGGCGAATAGAGTTCTTACAATAGATTCAACAGAAGTAGAAGGCGCGTTAGCAAATCTATTAAATAACGTTCTCCCGCAAGGTATCGAAAACGCCTTAGAACAGGTATGCTTGAAGGTTGAAGGCGATAGTAAAGAAAATTGTCCATCTGATGATGGGCTTTTGAGAATGAGCATAACACACGATATTGAAAAGCAGGGCGATACCTACAATGGGTATGTTGGAACCAATGTAGAATATGCGCCTTATGTTCATCAAGGAACAGGTATCTATGCTGCTGATGGCAATGGTAGAAAGGATGTTCCATGGACTTATAAAGATAAACATGGTGAATGGAAAAGCACCAAGGGTATGCATCCAACGCCTTTTATTCAAGATTCAGTAGATAGCAATAGGCAAAGTATATTGGAATACTTCAAGGGGGTATTAGGGCAATGATACGCGAAGCAATAGATATTTTGCGAGCCGATGGACAACTTTTGTCTTTGATAGATGGTAATCCCGCGAATTACCATATTTACCCTTTGAACACTTCATATACTGGTGATTGCATTCTGTATGATGGTATGACGATAGCAGAAGATAAACTTACTGCTACTATCCGCTTACAGCTTACAATCATTGCTGATACAACAGCTAAAACACTGGAAATTGAACAAAGGGTAAAGCATTTATTACTTACCTTTGGTGATGAACCGCTTACTAGCAATATCCTTAAGGTAGAAGTGAATGGCGGCGGCACTATGTACGATGATGCAAGGCAAAAGCATCATCGTATTTTATACCTACAACTTAAAACAAGGAGTGAAAAATAATGGAACTTGAAAATATTGTATTGGGCAGCGGTAATTTGTATATTACTGATTTTGTTGATACCATTCCTGAAAATACTGAAATTGAGGTAGAAGAAAACCTTATTGGACGTATTAAGGGCGGCGCAAACTTGGAATATAAGCCTTCTGAATATAGCGTTAATGATGATAGTAACGTTGTATCCAAACGCTTTGTTATTTCTGAGGAAGTAACCTTCAAGTCTGGTGTTCTTACTTGGAATGTGGCAACCCTTGGCAAGCTGATTGCAACTGGTAGCTTTGCTGACAACACCACTACTAAGATTAGAACCTTGAAACTTGGCGGCAAGGGCGCGCGCGAAATGAAGCAATACCTTGTGCATTTTGTTCACGCAAGCGGCAAAGTGCGCGTTACCATGGTTGCTACTGCTTCTAATGGTTTTTCTTTGGCCTTCGCGCCTGATAAGGAAACTGTTGTAGATGCAGAGTTTAAGGCTGTTGCACATGATGCAGATGGCACACAACTTATTGTAACCGAAGATTACAACGCCTAAAGGCAGATAGGAAGAAGGGGCTAATAACCCCTTCTTCTTTTTATGGGGGTAAAGTTAATGGGTAAGGTTCTTGATATTGGTGTTTTTCAAGATAAAACAATTAAGGTTAAGCTGCCAGAAGGCAAGATATTACGCTTAAGGAAGCCAACTGAAAGAATGGCTATTGCTGCTATTGCACTAAGGCAGATTGATGAAGGAACAGAACAAGAAGAAGTTATTCGCGCACTAAATGCGATTGCAATAGAGATTCTTAATAACAATGATGAAGGGCTAAAGTTTACGCAGGAAGATATGGAATATCAACTATCAGTAGACGATAGATTAAACCTAATTAGCGTATATGAAGCATTCATTGAAGAACTACAATCAAACCCAAACTAATTATCCCTTCCCTGCCAGAAGAAGCAGCAGATGGGGAAGGGGAAGATGCTGCTGAAATAATGCCGCAGATAAGGCGGGTTATGGAATATGCCAACCTTTCCTATCATGATGCATTGAATCTACCTTGTGATACTTTCCTTCTAATGGCTAAGAACCACTTCATAAGAGAAATGAACAGTAGTAAGGAAGGGCGCGAATATTTGGAGAAATGCGAAAGATTGAAAGCAACAGATATAGATATAAATGCCTTACGAAAGTTCAAGAAGTGAGGTGAACAACAATGGCTATGATTGATTTAGGTGCATTGCGCGTTGGCGTAACAGTAGACACTTCAACCGCAACCCAATCATTAAACAAGTTCGATAATGAACTTAAGAAATCAGGAAGTAAAGCCGCTGTTCAATGGGATAAGGTGGGCAGCGCATTGAATAAATTTGGCGCAAACATGACTAAATACGTTACCGCGCCTATTGCTGGTGCTATGGTTGCCGCTGTAAAGTTGGCTTCTGATATGCAGGAAACAATGAGCAAGGTTAATGTTGTGTTTGGTGACAACGCACAAGAAGTAATTGATTGGGGCGATACCACTATTGATACTATTGGCCTTGCCAAGCAAACCGCGCTTGATATGGCCGCTGGTTTTCAGGATATGGGAACTTCAATGGGTATTGGTAGTGATAAATCTGCTGATATGTCCATGAAATTGGTTCAGTTAGCGGGTGATATGGCTTCCTTCAAAAATATCAGCATAGAACGCGCGCAAACCGCGCTAAATGCCGTTTACACAGGGGAAACAGAATCCCTTAAGGCTTTGGGCATAGTCATGACAGAAGCCAACCTAAAGGCATTTGCCATGAATCAGGGCATTACAAAGCAGTATGAGGAATTAACCCAAGCGGAAAAAGTGCAGCTTCGCTATGCTTACGTTATGGCGCAAACCACTAACGCGCAGGGCGATTTTGAGCGCACATCTGATAGCGCAGCAAACCAAAGCCGCGCCTTCAAGGAAAGGCTAAAGGAACTTGGCGCGCAGTTCGGGGAAAAGTTGCTTCCTGTTGTTGAAAGTGTTTTAGGGAAAGTGAATGGATTGCTTGATGCTTTTATGAATTCAAGTGATTCAACACAATCTGCTATTCTTTGGGGCATTGGTATTGCAGCAGCAATAGGGCCAGTAGTAGGAACTGTTGGTAATATTATTACTGCTGTTGACAAAATGAAAACTGCTTTTGCGGCAGGAACATTAAGCCTTGCTACTCTTGGATGGATTGCAGGCGCGCTTGCCTTAGCCGCTGGTATTGCTGCTATCGCACTAACTGTAAAGAATCATTATGATAAGATTTATGAGGATGCAAACAATCTTAATTCGGCAATGAGCGACTTTAGCAGCGAAATGCAAACTATTAGCACTACATATCAAGATAGCATGGATAATATCGAAATAACAAGCGGTTTGGCAGAAGATTATGTTAAACAACTTGAAAATTTAGAAGAAGCAGGACTTAAAACGAAAGATAGTCAAGAACAATATGCTTCTGTAGTTCGTCAATTAAAAACCCTAATCCCTGGTTTGAATATTGAAATTGATAAGCAAACAGGAAAGATAAAAGGCGGCGCAAGTGCAGTAAGAAATGCTACCGAAGCATGGAAAGCTCAAGCCATTCAACAGGCAATGCTTACTAAGCAAACCGCGCAAGTAGATGCATTAGCAACAGCCATTCAAGCATTAACAGATGCGGAAGTTGCAGCGGGAATGAATTCAAAAGAACTTGCGCTTATTCGTGAAAAGCAATTAAGTGTTGAAGAAAAACTTGCTACCGCAACAGGTAAAACCGCTGATGAATTAAAAAGCATGACGGCGGGAGATTTGCTATTCTTCTTTGCTAGTTTAGGTGAGGAAGCGCAGAAGTTAGGCGAAGAATGGTTAGATTTGGATAGTAAGGCAGGGGATTTAACTACAGGGCAAACAGCACTTAATGCATCAATCGTTACAGCAAAAGACAGTGTTGCAGCAGCAACGGCAGAAGTAGATAAGACTACAGCAGCTTATGAAAAAGCATATGGAGTTATTTCTAATACTGATGCAGTTACAGAAGGTACAGATGCAGTAGTAGATGGCCTTGAAGGTGTTGGAACAGCCGCAGATAATGCCGCAAAAGACATTAGGGATTTTTCTTCTGATGTTTCTGATATGACAAAGAACTTAAAAGATGAAGCAGATGTTACCATGAAGGAAGCATTAAAGAACTTAGAAGCAAATACTAAGTTATATGATAGTTTATGGGTTAATATCGGTTCTCTTATGAAGCGCGGTGTATCCCAAGATTTTCTTTTCCACTTGCAGCAAATGGGGCCTTCTGGTTGGAAAATCATTGATGATATGAATAAATCAACAGATAAGCAACTACAACAGTTTGTTGATGCTTGGGATAAAAACGGAGAATCCGCAAAGCAGACTTGGGAAACAGAAATTGGTGAAATACCAAAGACAACTAAGGATGCGGTAGAAGATGCTGTTGATGAAGCAAAAACAGGTGGTAGTAATGTAGGCGGCGCAATGGGTGATGGTATCGAAGGCGGTATTTCTGGTGCTGTATCGAAGATAGCAGCGCAAGCCAAGCGCGCAGTTCAAGCAGCTATTGCAGCAGCTAAGAGGGAAGCAGAAATTGCTTCACCTTCTAAGAAGATGAAACGCTTGATTGGTAAACCACTTGCCGAAGGTATCGCTGTAGGTTTTGAGGAAGAAACAGATAATGTTGTTACTAAGGTGAAGTCAAGTGTAAGTAATATTATTATTGGCGGTTCCGCTGTAGCGGAAAATGCCGCAAAACAAGCATCTATCAAACAGCAAGATAGAATGTATGGTAATGTCACTAATACGAAAACCGCAACAGTAACACAGCACAATACATTTACTGCAAAAGTGCTAACCCCATATGAACAGCAAGTAGAACTAAGAAAGCTGGATAAGGATTTAGCAAGGAGTTTTGCCTAATGGAAAAGTTTGAGTTCAGAAATAGTAAGGGCGATAAGATAACCATGGATTATAGCGGTTCTTACATAATTGATAGCTATGATGGCCTTACCGCTGCTGAAATTACCCCATTGACTAACCAAGGATTTAACCAACAAGGTTTATCCTATCAAAAATCCTTATATGGCGCGCGCCTAATCAACCTGTATTTCTATGTTCATGATAATACTATGCAAGGCTTCTATGAAAAACGTAGAAGCCTTGCCGCTATTTTCAACCCATTGTTAGGCGCAGGAACCTTAACTTATACCAACGATTACACTACTAAAAAGATTAGTGTAGTTGTTACGCTTCCACCTACACCAACTTCTAAAATGGGTAGCTTGCAGCTATTCAATGTTGAATTAACTGCTTATAACCCCTTCTGGATGGATACGGCAGAGCAAGCACTTAAGTTAGGTGATTATCAAGGTGGACTTACCTTCCCCTTCAATAACGCAAGCGCGCCTTATATGAAATTCGCGCAGAAAGGCGATTTGGCCTATGTACAGAACATAGGCGATATTGAAACGCCAATTAGGGCAGAGTTCAGGGGCGAAGCAGTAAACCCAATTCTAACCCTTGTGAATACAGGGGAACTAATCAAGGTTAATACAACTTTGGCATTGGGCGAAAAGCTGATTATTGATACTGCCTATGGTAACAAAACCGTATGGAAAGAAGCAACAGATGGAACACAAGAAAGCGCATATAACCTAATTACAACCAATACTTCCTTCTTCCAACTTCCTGTTGGGGAAAATGTTCTTGCTTTCGGCAGCGAAGGCGGGGAACCAGAAGTATTTGTTTATTGGTATAACCGCTATGTAGGAGTTTGATAGCCATGGTTAATATTTATTGCTACAAGGACGCGCAACCGCTGGAACTACTTGGCGTGGTTGATGATTTTATCAGTTTCAGCTTCCAGCGCAGTTATAGCGGCATTGGTTCATGGCAGCTTACCCTTAATGCAGATAGCCTTAACGCGCAGCGCATAAAGGATATGAAGTATATAAGGGTAAGTGAAAAAGTAGCGGGTTATGTTGTTAAGCATGTTGAAAAGGAAGAAGATAATGCGCACACTATAACTTATACAGGCTATGAACTTAAGGTTATAGCGGCGCGCAGAATCATAGTTCCACCTACAGGATATGCTTACTTAACCTATTCCAATGTTGCGCCTGAATATGTGATAGCGCGACTACTGGATACCCAACTTATCAACCCAACCAGCGCAAACAGAGAAATAGCGGGTAGTATCGCGCCTTACGTTACAGGCGCGGATACTATCAGTTATAACGGTAGGTTCCAGAATGTAGGTACAGAAATTGAAACTATTGCTACTGCAAACTACATAGGTTGGGCCGCTGATATTGAAGATGGCGCGATTGTATGGAAGATATGGCGCGGCACAGATAGAACAGAAGGCCAAAGCACCAATGATAGAATGATTGTGTCATATGATTATGATACTATGCAAAATAGCAATATTGAAGTTGCCAATGAAGTTCCTAACTATGTATTAGTAGCAGGACAAGGCGAAGGAATTGATAGACAATTAGAAACTATTGATTATGATGCTGCTGGTATCGAAAGAAATGAAATCTATGTTGATGCGCGTGATATACCAGAGGAAGGCGGCAGCGCGCCACTAATCCAAAGAGGTAAGGAAAAGTTAGCTGAATACGGTAGCCAAACAGTATATAACGCAACCTTTAGCCAATCCTTCAATGATAGGTATAGAAGCAATTATGAATTGGGTGATATTGGCACAGTTAAGGATAGTAAAATACTGAATGGGCAAATGGACTTCTACCTTACCATAATTGAAGAAGTTTATGAAGGCGCGCAGTTTATCCTTAATGCAACCTTTGGCTATGACAAAAATACCTTATCTGATGCTATCCAACGCATAAATAGCAAAAGTGATAGCCTAATTGCATCAGAAGGTAGCGGCGGCATAAGCGGCATTGTAGCAATCAACCAAGGCGGTACAGGCGCAGATAATGCGGCGCAAGCACTAACCAATCTTGGAGCAGCAGCCGCAAACCATAACCATTCAGGCGTATATGCGCCTGTAAGCCATAACCATGATACCTTATACGCTACCATAGGCCATAATCACAATACATTATATTCGCAAATAGGCCATACGCATGATTATCTTCCTTTAGCGGGTGGTTCAATGGGCGGTAGAATAGCGGGTATTCGTGGTACATATGTAGCTGATGCTAATTCAAGATATGCTAGTAGTGCTTTAGAAATAAGAGAAAACAATCTTGTTACAACAACACAATCAGATATTGGATATGCTCCTTCTATTGGCTTCCATTGGGGCGGTAGGGCCGCAGGAACATTAGTAATGACTTCAAGCGGTGAATTTTCCTTTCTTTCTCAATCTGGTGGTTATCAAACACTAAGAACAGGTTATCACTATGTTCATGCTAATACAAAATACTTGATGATAGGGCCACAAAATACAGCATTTAGCCATTATACAACTGATGCTGATACAGGACATTGGTTTAATAAAGCAGTTTATGTAGCTGGTGATATATACGCAGGAGCATCATATAATATGCGTGTTTATCATGCTGGTAATATTACATATGGAACTGGTACACCATCAGGCGGTTCTTCTGGTAATATCTACTTCCAATACGTTTAATAAGGAGTTTAATAATTATGCCAACGACAGTATTTCAAGTTAGCGGTATTGGCGGTAACTACACCATATCAAGAGATTCAGTAGGTTATGTATGGACATTCCCGATAGTAAGCGGGAGTGTTATACCTACTTCTGGTGTAGCAGTTACAAGTGCTTCATTCAACTTTACAAACATAACTACTCTTTCTTCTGTTCGTCAAGCAAGAATAGATAAAGAGAATGTAGGAATGGTAGCGGGGCCATTTGCGGTATCATCTGGATTGGATTCTTCTCCATTTACAGTAGGATGCACAACAGATATAAGTTATTATGCGGGAATAAGTAGTATTCAATTAAGAGTTAGAGGAAATGGAACAGGTGGAACAACGGGTAGCTGTTTTAGCATTCGTTCTGCTTGTGTTATGACATTAACCGTTAATTGGGATTATACTACTTCTTCTTGGGTTAATGTTGGTGGAACATGGAGAAAAGCAATACCATGGATTAACATTGGTGGGGCATGGTATAAGGCCATTATGTGGGAAAACATAGGCGGCACAGTAAGTGGCCTTAGTGTTGAAGTGGGTAGCGGAACCGCATTTATCAATGGGCGCATAGCTGTTATTAAAACTGCAAAAACCCTTACCCTTGATGCTTCGACTACTAACCGCATGGATAGAATTATTTTAAGGCTGGATGTTCAGAACAGAACACTTACCTTAGAGGTATTGAAGGGAACCAGCGCAACCGCGCCAACCCTTACACAAACTGAAAACACCTATGAAATTAGTTTGGCTAAGGTGTTGGTTCCAGCTAACAGCGTGGAAACTGTTTTAACAGATGAAAGGGAGTATGCCTATAATCCAACACAAGCAATGGTGAAGATGAACGCGATAACCAGCGGCGCAGAATATGTATATGCTGTTTACGCCTAAGAGGTGAGTAGTTAATGCCTACATTAAGTTTCTACATTGATGGCAATAGTGCTACAACCTTTTCATTAGCCAGCACTTTTACCGCATATCTTGATAAAGATGATAATGGAACCTTGTATACTTGGTATACTACACCAACTACCAAGACAGCAACAAGAACCTTCCCAACTGCATCTATTCCAGCGGGTTCCACTATCAATAGTGCATTACTTAGTATGGATGCAGGGGGAAGCCTATATGGTGGAACAGAAAAGCATGCAGGAAGCACTACACAAGATAACCTAGATGTTAAAAGTCTTATTACAGCGGGTGCGAATACTGATATAACATATAGCTTCAAGTCTAATACTGGTGGAACAGGCACATATTCAGGAACAGCAAGAGCAGGAAGCGCAACCTTTTCTAATATGGTGCTGGTTATTGACTATACCGCGCCATATACTGCTTGCGGCGCGCCTTCTTCTGTAAGCGTAAGCCCAACTACAGTAGATGCAGGGGCAAGCGCAACCCTTTCTTGGAGTGGCGCAAGCGCAGGAACAAACAACGCTATAACCGCATACCAGATTTATCGCAGCGCAAACGGTGGAGCATATAGCCTTCTTCAAACTGTAGCTACAAGCGCAACAAGTGGAAGCGTTAGCGTAAGCGCGCATACCACTATGGGCAGTTACTACACTTACAAGATTGTTACCATTGGCACAGTAGCGGGATACAATAGCGGCGATAGTGGAACAGCAACCCTAACAAGCAGGGTATATACCAACTGTTCCGCGCCTTCTTCTGTTTCTGTATCCTTAAGCACTATTGATAGTGGCGGTTCTATTACTCTTTCTTGGAGTGGAGCAGCAGCGGGAACTAATAACCCCATTGCAGGATACCAGATATACCATAGCACCAATAACAGCACCTTTACCCTGTATGATACTATTAGCACCAGCGCAACCAGCGGAAACAAGGCAATAACCCTTACTTCTTCTGATGATGTTACTTATTACTACAGGGTGTACACTATTGGAACCAATACCAACTTCAATAGTGGTGCAAGTGCTACTGTATCAGTTGCGGTAAAGACTTACACCAACTGCACAGCACCAACGGTAGTAACAGTAAGCAGCGCGATAGCAGAAGGGGATGTAACCATTAGTTGGAGTGGAGCAGCCGCAGGGCGCAACAACCCCATAGCCAACTATAAAATCCAACGCCAAGAAAGCGCAGATAATACCACTTGGACAGCAGCGGCAGACTTAACCACAACAACCGCAACTTCCCTTTCTGTTTCTGCACCTAGCACGCGCGGTAACTATTACCGCTATCTTGTTGCCGCTATCGGCACAAAAACAGGATACAACAGCGGCTATACTACTGGTGGTAACGTAAGGAAGAATAGGTTGCCAAGCGCGCCTACCATTGCTTTTCCTGTTGCGGGTTCAAAAATCTACAACCCTAAACCCTATGTTAAGGTTACGGTAGGTTCAGAACCAGATGCGCAGAACCAAACCATAAAGGCTTCCAATGGAACCTATACGGTAAGTTCAGCATCCACTTATGGCGCGGGAAGCATTGTTTCCTTACAGTTTGCAAATAACCTTTCTGGCAGCAATACCATTACTGTTAGGGGAAATGATGGTTTGGCAGATGGAGCCGCAGCAACAGCCGCTATAACCGTTTTAACGCCTTCTTGGACTGATGGCACATTATCAGGGGTTCCAATCAAGGCCGCGCATATCAATGAATTAAGGGCCATTGTGGACGATATACGCGCCTACTATGGCCTTCCCGCTTATGCGTGGACAGACGCGCCGATTGTAGCGAATGAAACGCCTGTAAAGGTAGTACACCTAACGCAACTACAGAATGCCATGAAGGAATGCGCGGCAGTTAGGGGCGCAACCCTTAGCTTTACCGCAATCACTAAAAATTTAAGAATCAGAGCAACGCATATTCAGGAAATGAGGGATGCAGTAATACAGCTTTGATAAGGATGGGATTATGAGTAAGATAGATGTTTTAGCACTAACTGCTTCTTTTGAAGAAATAGTTGGTTGGCCTTATGTAACCCCTGGTTGGAATACAGAAAGGGGAATTGATTGTAGTGGCGCATTTGTGCGCGCCTTCAATAAAGCAGGGAAAGCAATCTATCATGGAAGTAACCGCATAATCAGAAAACATTGCCATAATGTGAAGAAGATAGGTAGCCAATCAGATTTGCAAATTGGAATGGCAGTATTCAAGGCAAGAACAACGCTAACCAAACTACCAGCGGAATACAAGAAGGGCGGTATCAATTATGATACCGCCTTTCCTTTTGACTATTACCATATTGGGTTAGTGGTATCTATCAACCCATTGCGCATAATTCACGCAACGCCGCCAAAGGCAAAGATAGATACAGTAGTTGGAACTTGGGCCTATTGTGGATTACTTGATGAAGTGGAGTATCAGGCGCAAACAGCCTTACCAACCGCTATCATAGATACATCAAGTGGAACAGGTGGAACGCTGAACTTTCGCACAAAACCAGATGATAAGGCAAGTAGGGTAGTAGGTATGCCAACTATCCCTAATGGGGCGAAGGTGCAGCTAATGGAAGCCTACAATGATGTATGGGCAAAGATTAGGTATAGTGGTTATGTAGGGTATGTAATGAATAAATTTATCAGGAGTGAAAACTAA